TTGTATTGTCAATATTTGAAGTAGATAAAGTATTTGGAATTTGTCGATATTGATTAGGTTGTTCTTTACTATTTAATTTAGAAAAATCATTAATAAAATCCATAATTATATTTTTATTATATTTTATAACATCATGTTGGGTTTTAATATTATTTTTAAAACTATTTATTTTTTTTTTAATATAATTTTGTAAAACTATTTCACTTATATTATTATAAATATTAATTGAAAATTTACCATTTACACTTTTTTCTATTAATGATTTAAGTATAGATTTATTTTTATTGGAATTAAAAATATCCATTATATATTAATTATTATAAAAAATATACATAATTTTTACATATTTATTATATATTATATTATATATAAATGGATAATTCAAATAATTTATATATAGAAAATAAAAATGTAATAGGAAATGAAAGTGAAGAAGAAAGTGAAGGTGATGAAGAAAGTGAAAGTGAAGAAGAAAATATAGAAGAAAGTGAAAGTGAAGAAGAAAGTGAAAGTGAAGAAGAAAGTGAAGGTGAAGAAGAAAGTGAAGAAGAAAATGTAGGTATAAATAATAAAAAATCATTAAATGTATTTAATAATTTATTAAATACAATGAATAATTATTCTTATAAAAAAAGTAAATTAAGTGATATGACTTTACATAGATTTATTAATAATTTATTCAAAACAATATATGATATTATAGATCAATTACTAAAAATAAAAACCTATAAAAATGAGAATAACATTATTGAAAGAATTATTAAAATTATACAAAATATAATAAAAATTTTAACTTCAAAAGATAGAATATTTTATATAGGAATTATGATATTACTTATATCATTTTGTTTATATTTAATTGAAATAACATCAAATTAAAAATTTTATTATAAACATTTTTTTTAGTATTTAAATATCCCAATAAATTAGTTCCTAAATCTGTAAGTTTAAGAAAAGATTTATGTATAAATTTAATTTTGTATTATATGTGCTTAATTATTAAAAATAATGTATATATATATATATAAATATAATGTATGGTTTAGGTTTAGAAATATTTAGAAAAAATAAATATGTTAAATATGGTACAGTATCAGCATGTACTATTATAGGTGTAGTAGGTATTAGTTATTATTGTTGTTCTAAAGTAAAAAATGATATGTTAAAAAAATTTAATAGTTTTAAATTTAATAAATCAAAGGAAACAAAAGAATTAAAAACTGAAGTTAAAAATAAAGATAATAAAGAAAATAATTAATAAATTTTTAAAGTTATATTCATCCAATCATTTTCATTAGACGGTGATATAATTTTAAAAGGTGGTGAAATTGATATAAAATCATTATTTTCTTTATTATCTTGATTGTTAATAGTTTTTGGAGGAATATGTATATAATTAATATTTTCTAATTGTAATCCATGATAGTCATTCCATGTAACTTTTTTTTTCATATTATATAATAAATATATTATTTTATATCATTAAATTTATTATTTTCAAAAAAAGTAATAGTTTTAATAAAATTAGTAAAAGGTCTAAATACTATATTTCTTTTTTTTCTAATAATATTTTTAACTTGTGAAAAAGGCATATTATTTTTTTTCATTAAATATAATGCAGTTACTGTTGCAGATCTCTGCATACCTGCTTTACAATGAATTAAAACACCATTACTATTAGATAAATTATTATGAATATTGTGATAAACAGTAGGAAATAATTTTATCATATTTTGGTCTGATATATTTTTTCTATCATCATTTACTGAAAGTCTAATTTTAATTATATTCTGTAAATCTGTAAATTCAAGAGTTTTAGAACAATTTATAATTAATTTAATATTATTTTTAGTTAAAAAATCATTATCTAAAGCGGATTTATAATTACCAATCCATAAATTAGATATAATTTGAGATTGATTAGGAACAATATTATAATTATTTAATTTATCTAATATTATATCACCCACTCCAGATGCTTTAATAATTTTATAAGAAAAATTATAAATTGTATTATAAATTGTATTATAATTTAATAGAAGAATTATAATTACTAATATAGTTATAATAAGTATCATTATAATTATTAATATAAAATAATTTAATTTATTTAATTTATTATAAATTAATAATGGAAACATTATTAGAAAAAATTAAAACTTTATCAATAGAACAACAAATAAGAAATTTATACAATTTAGATAATAAATTTAGCTTTAAATTTAGCTTTAAATTTATTTACGATTAGAACTTGATAATAAATTGAAAATATTAGATAAAATTGATATGAAAACACAATTGAAATTTTATTTTTACTACTTAAACATAAAGAATGCACTTTTCCATAAAAAAAATGAATTACTTTTCCATAAAAAATGAATTACTTTTTTTAACATTATCCAATGAAATAACAATAGGAATATCACCACAGTATATAACTTCTATATTTTTATCTATTTTATCATAATTACTTGTTTTATAGTATTTTTTTTTATATTTACTAAATATATTACCCATTATTATTTAATATAAATAGTGTTTAAGTATTTATATAAAATTGTTTTATGTATAACGTAAATTTAAATGTGTGATTATAAACCCGATGCGGACCACTCATTGCATTCATCCCCCAACCAGAATGTAAATATATGCTTAAAAAATAGTAAAAGATAAATATAATCAAATAAATTATTTGGTTAAAAATATAAAATTATTTTTGATAACTATACTAAATGTACTAGAAATATTACTTGTAATGAAAATGAGTTAATAAGAATTGTTGAAAATGATTTAATTAAAATAATATAAAAAATAAAATAACCTTACGAGAAATGAAGATAGAAAATTAGTATTAATAAATAAAGACGAAATGGAATATTAAAACAAAAATATAATTTTATTTAAAAATAATCATACTAGATATTTATTTAAAAAAAAAGTTACTTAAAAATAATCATACTAAATATTTACTTTATGATGGTTATTAAATTTAATTATTCATCTTCATCAGAAGATGATAAAATTTCACATTCCTTTTTTTTTATTTTAGTTGTATTTTTTGGAATATCTAATATTACATCCTCAATAGATGAAGATGATAATGAAGCGTCATTTACATGACAATTTTTTATTTTATCTAATACTGATGAATATTTATCATTATTATTTTCTTCATTATCTTGTATTTCAAATTCTTTAAAATTATATTTATTTTTTTTATAAAATGTAATACGTTTTTTTGATTGTTTATCAAATGGTATAAAGTTATCACATATATCAATAATTAGTGGAATAACAGAATGCTCTTTTCTAAGAATACGACCACAACTTTGTTCTATATTAGACTTAGGAGTCGATAAAAACAAAGTATTCAGTTTAGGTATATCAAGAGCTTCCGCTGCCATATTATATGTTGATAATATTATATCACATTTTTCAGCATTCTCATCTAAAACAGATTGTTTCATTCCACCAACATATTGACCTATACAAAATTTATGACCTAATTTTTTATTAAGTTTTTTATCTAATTTGTCTAAGTGTTCCCTTCTATCTGATAAAATTATTATAAATCGACCAGTTTCTTCCATAACTTTTGAAATTTCAGTAACCATTAAATTCAATCTTGGTTTATATTCAGCTACATTATTAATCATTCTTGAAGTTATAATTCTACCTTCAAAACCATTTTCAAGTTTTGTATAATGCTCATCTGTACTTTTATATTTTAAAATTTTAACAAAAGTTTTTTGTATATCATCTCTTTTTAATTTTATACATATTTTACCAAGATACCATTCAAAAACTTTTGTCAAATTATCAGCACGTTGTGGTGTAGCAGTTAATGCCAGTGTACATTTTGTAGCAATTTTTGGTAATGCTTGACTAAAAGTTTCACTACTCAAATGATGACTTTCATCACAAATTGTTAATCCAAAGGAATCAAAAGCACCATCAGGAAATTTTCTCATAGATAATGTTTGCAACATAGCAATACAAATATCCTTACCTTCAACTTCAAATTTTTTTTGTTGAATTCTACCGATTGAAGCATTTGGTAAAAATTGATTAATTCTTTCAATCCATTGTGATAACAAAAATTCTTTATGAACTACGATTAAAGTTTTTTTTTTAATCATAGATATAATTTTTAAAGCCATAATTGTCTTTCCAAATCCACATCCAGCCACCAATATGCCACCTATATAGTGTTCAGATTTATAATTATTAAAATATGCATCAATAGCATTATTTTGTAAATCTCTTATTTTACCATTAAATTCAACATTAATATCTACGCCAGGATTAATATCAATTTTATCAGCCTCTCCAAATCTTTTCAAAGCCCAGTATTTTGGGAGATACATTTTGTTAGGTCCTTCAAGATAAACAGGAAAATTATTAGGAGGAGCAAATTTACTTCTAAAAGGTGTATAAGGTGCAACATTTAATTCTTTTCTAATTTTTTTTAATTCCGATTCTGGAAATTTATCTTTATAAATAACATATCCACGATTATTGAGTTTTGATTTCATTAATAATATATAATTATAATAAATCAATTTTAAATAGATTTAGAATTATATTATTATATAATTTATATGAATTTAATATCAGTAGGTAATTTAAATAAAAAAGATTAGGAGAATTATTTGAATTAGGATTATATTATAAATATCCTTATAATGTAGTAAATTATGAGAGTATGTTAAGAGGTGTAACATTAATTAATGTATTTTTTGAGAATAGTACAAGAACAAGTTTATCATTTCAAAAGGCAATATTAAATTTAGGTGGAAATTACTTACAATATGATATATCAAAATCAAGTATTAATAAAGGAGAAAGTTTAAATGATACTATTAGAACAATAGAAAATTTCGCTGATATAATAGTAATAAGACATCCATATAATAATATATTTAATAAAATAAATAGTAATAAAATAGTTATTAATGCATGTAATGGAAGTAATGAACATCCAAGTCAAAGTTTAACTGATTTATTTACAATATATTATTGTAATAATAAGGATTTACATTATTTTAATAATTTAAATATAACTATTGTAGGTGATTTGAAGTACGGTCGTACAGTAAATTCATTAATAAAATTATTATTAAAATTTGATAATATAACTTTTAATTTAATTAGTCCAAAAGAATTAAAATTATGTGACGAAATAAAGAAATTAATAATTAATAATAATTGTTATTATAATGAAAGTATAGATTATAAAAATTATATTAATAAAACAGATGTTTTATATATGACAAGATTATAGAAAGAAAGAATTAAGGATACAAATATTGAGGATTATTATAATTTAAGTATTAAAGATTTAAAAAATGTAAAAAAAAATTTTATTATACTGCATCCATTTCCAAGAAATAATGAAATATGCAGTAATATAGATAATACAAAATATGCAAAGTATTTTTTGCAATCTGAATTAGGAGTTTATATAAAAATGGCAATAATAAATAATTTATATTTTAAGAATAAAATGAAATTAAGTGGATTATAAATTATTGTTATTTATTGTTATTTATTGTTATTGTATAATTTTTTATTAGAGTTCCATATACCTTCATAAATTAAATTTCCATCAATATTGTACTCTTTACCTCTACCATAAGTAGTATCATTGTACCAATAACCTTCATATAATATTTGTTTATTTTTAAAATATATAGTTCCATAACCCTGTTTTAATCCATCTTTAAAGTCCCCTTTATAAAATAAAATATTATCATGATATAATTCTCCTTGACCATTATATTTATCATTTAACCACTGACCTTTATAAATTAATTCTTTATTAATATAATATTCTCCTTGTCCATTTTTTGAATTATCTTTAAAGTTCCCGTAGTAATAATTATTATCAATATATAATTTACCTTTACCATCTTTTACATTATTAATATAAGAGCCTTTATAGTAAACTTTATTATTTACGAATTCAATACCTGTACCATATTTCTCATTATTTATTATTTCACCTTTATAAGATATACTACCTAAATTATTATATATTGTTCCTAAACCATTTTGAATTCCATTTAAAAAATTACCATCATAAATCATTAAACCATTTTTATTATATAAAACACCTGATTTATATAAAGTTTTTGAAAAGGTGTTTGAAAAAATTCCTTCAAATTTAATATTATTATTAATATCTGGGTAATATTCTTTACCTTTAATAAAAGTATCATTTAACCAATTACCTTTTAATAACATAAAACCATTATAATATAAAATACCATGACCATTTTTTTCGTCATTTTTCCAAAGTCCATCATATAAAACTTTATTATCAATTTTACTATATAAAATACCCTGTCCTTCTTTAATATTATCTATGTAATTACCTTTAAAAATAACATAATTATCATTAATATAATCTGTACCTTGACCATTTTTAAAATTATTAATAAAATTACCTTCATATAGTTTATAACCATTTTTTCTGTATAAAATACCAAATCCATTTTTTTTATTGTTTAACCATTTTCCTTCATAAAATTTATTACCATTTTTAAAAAATTCTATACCAAACCCGTGTTTAAATTTATCATTAAATTCACCTTGATATTTTATATTAATCTTATTATTATCATAAAATATCGTATTAATATTTTTTTTTTTTTTATAACATAAATTTCCCATTTTATTTAAATTAAATATATAAGTTTATAATGTTTTAATTAATTATTACCATTATATTTGTTTATCTAATTTTTCAATTAATTCTGGACCACCACAATTATCAAAAATAACTTGACCAATAGTTTTATCTCCTTCGAATTTTTCAATTTTACCTTCATCACGTAGTTGTTTTACTTGACACATTTGGCGTAATATTATATGGTCTTTATCAGAAAAATTATCAGAGTAAACTTTATCAAATAATAATTTTTTTTTATATAAATTGGAATATTTATTAATCATTGATTGTTTGAATTTTTTATCCTTTTTATTTTTATTATTTTTAATATCATTTAACATATTTGTAGCATCATCATATAAATCCATATTTATATATAAATGGAATTTATATTTTAAATTGTTTAAATTAATTTTTATAACAATATAAAATTTTAATATGACTAATATTATTTCTTAATTTATTTATTTCATGAATATATTTATTTATAGTATTATTTTCTTTGAGTAAATTTATATTATTTTTAAAATTATCAAATTCATTATTTCTTTTAACATGATCCCAAAATGAATCAGCTGCGAACCAACCTTCATCATTTAATAAGTTAATATCTATATAACAATTTTGTTTATAAATTAAATCATTCGTTTCAATTGTTTTAATATACTTAAATTTATTTATAGATTCTATTTCTTCATTTAAATTTTGAGGAATAAAATATTTCATGATATCAATTGATTTATTAAGTATATTATTATCAGTATACCAATACATATTTGAATAATCATCAACTATATTTCTTGTTGTTAAAATTAATTGTCCTTTGGATTTTAATATTCTATATAAATGATTATAAAATGAAATTCTTTTTTAAATGCTTCATCTTTATTTAAAGTTGAATTTCTAATGTTAAAATTGACCATTATATATTAGTAAGATAAATAAATTTTACCCTGACCAAGCAAGGCAGATTTGACGGTCCAGGTGTGCTCAATAATTTAATAAATTAATTATAATTTAGATAAATAATCTATTATATGAATTCTTAATAATGTATTATGTTCTTTTAAAAAATCACAAGTTACACAAGAATGAACACTACATTGTGAATTAAAAGTTATACATAAATTACTATGATTAATAATTGGATATAAAGGTTGATGCCAAATATTTGGATATATTTGAAATCCAACATCTCCTTCAAAATAAAATAAAAAACAATCTGTTGGTTTGATAAAATCATTTGATTTGCTTAGCAAAAGCAAAAATGGAATTTTATCTTTATTTTTAATAACTTGACCACCACATAAATGATAATTCATTTCTCTTGTATATACACAATTGTTAGTTTCATTATTAGGTTTTACACCAATAATATATTCTCCATTATTTACACTAGTATTAGTTGAATAACAATAATTTTTATCATAATAACTTTTAAAAATACCATTAGTAGGCAAAGCTTCATTTCCTGTATTTTTATCAACATTTCTTGTATATTTATATTCTCCTTCATGTAAAATTAATTTTTTTTCTTTTTGCCAAGTATTATTAATAACTTTTTCATTTTTAAAATCATAAACAAATTTACCATAACCTTTTATTGATTCATTTGTTGCTTTTATAATTGGTACATCATAAATATTAATATTTGGATTAATATTATTAATAAATTGACTATAATCTGCATGACCACTCATTTATATTAAAATAATAATTTACCTTTAAATAAAAAAAATTAATTATATAAATAATTAAATTATTAAATAATATTTAATTATTTTCTAATATTAATAATCTATTTAATACTTCTGATAATTGTGTTTATAATGTATTCTCCTTTTAGTTTTTAATTTTTAAGAATAAATATTTAATTTGTTATTTATAATATAATAATAATATAAAATATAAATACAATTATAATATAAGTATAATATGTCAAATTTACCACTTGATTTAATATTAATTAGACATGGTGAATCAGAAAGAAATTTAATAGCAAAAGATAATGAGATTGAATTTGATGAAAAAGAATATAAATCTATTCATTCATCAAAATTTAGATTAACAGAAGAAGGTAAAAAACAATCTATAGTAACTGGTAAATATATAAAGGAACATATTAGTAGTAATTTCGATAAATATTATACATCGGATTATATTAGAACAAAAGAAACCGCAGGATTATTAAATTTAGAAAATGCTTTATGGGATTGTGAATTTTTAATAAGAGAAAGAGATAATGGAGTTTTATCTGGACTATCCAATATAGAAAAAGAATTATTATATCATGATGAAATTTTAAGAAGAAATAAAAATTTATTTTATTTTGCTCCCATTGGAGGAGAATCAATAGCAAATGTATGTTTAAGGGTAGAACAATTTTTATCATTATTATGTAGAAATGCTACTGGTATGAAAGTTATTATAGTTACTCATGGACATGTTTTAAGAGCATTTAGAATTAGATTAGAAAAAATGAACCATAATGAAATTGAAGAATTATATAAAGAAGAAAATAAAACTATTTTAAATACTCAAATTATATGGTACTCAAGGAAAAATCCTAATACAAATACAATTAGTAGTAACTTAATATACAGAAAAACAGTTTGTCCTTGGAATATAGAAGAATGCGATGAAGATTGGATAACTTTAAAAAAAAATAATTTACTATCTAATGAAGATTTATTACATTCTATACATAACGTTAAAAATATTTTATAATATTTAGAAATATATATTAAATCTAATAAATTCTTCTAATTCTTCCATTTCTGAAATATGTAAATAATTAAAAAATATATTAATTAAGTATTCAGAATCAAATTTATTACAATAATCTATAATTTCAATAACACTCTTAAAACTAAGATTAAATAAATTTTCATAAAATATTTTATATCTATTAATCATACCATTTTCAAGAGCTATATCTTTATTTAACCATCTTTCAAAATCATTTTCAAAGCAATTAAATGCTTCTATTTTATTATAATTGTGTCTTATAATATATTTATTAATTAATTGTTTTTTTATTTTTTTTTTTTTATTTAATTTTACTTCAGGTAATACATACTCAATAAAATAAGATTTTAAATTAAATTTAATAAAATGGTCTATTTTTTCTTGAATATCAAGAGAAAAGTTCTTATATTTTATCATATTATTAATTTTTATAATAAAACTATTTTTATATAATGTATATTGCAATATACATTATGCAATATACATTATGCAATATACATTATGCAATATACATTATGCAATATACATTATGCAATATACATTATGCAATATACATTATGCAATATACATTATGCAATATACATTATGCAATATACATTAT